CAATGTTTTTGACGTTTATCCTTGGCTTCAGTCCTATCTTGGTCCTTATTGCCTTGGTGGGTCTGGTGGTTATCAGGTAAGAGTTCTTAGAGGTTAATCATGTCTCTTATTGACGATACGTTTGCAGGTGTTCCAGCTTCAGTTTTAAGTGATTGGGGAACAGATATAACGTATATAAAGACAACAACTCCGAGAACTTATAACCCAACTACGGGTGTCGTTACTGGAGCAGATACGAACGTAACGGTAAGGGGAGTAATAACACAATTGAGTTCAAAAGAAGACGAAGGTTTATATCAAACAACAGATGTAAAAGTTTTGATAGGTGCGGATGAACTCGGTGATTATTATCCCACCGAGGCAGATCGTATTCAGTATGGGCAAGCTGGATCAACAATTGAAGGTAAGATTATTAATATTCGTTCATTTAGAGGAGACAAACCAGTGTTTCATACATTGATTGTGAGGCCACAGTAATGGCAAGTCCTATAAGAAAACTAAGACGTGATCTTGGTGAAGCTATTAATGAGTTAGTTCGTCATACGGCTGTAGAGATAATGAATGATTTAGCGGAAAAAGGACCAAAATGGACAGGAGATCTTCGAGATAGTTATATTGCTATTCCAGAAGGTAAAGGAGCTTCAGGTAGAACAGGTGGTGGCTTTCCTTATTCAATTAATGATATTCCTAAACTATCAACTGATTTAAGTGAAATAAGACGAGTTACGAAATTAAATATTGCAAATACACAACCTTACGCTGTATATGCTTTGGATTTAGAAGAAGGTGTATTTAGAGGAGATAAAAAAGGTAATTTTCCTATTGGAAAAGTTGTTGAATCAGGTGTAAGAGATTCAATTCCTGGTTTTAGGGGTGCTGTTTCTAGTGGAGAAGGAGAAGCAACTAGCACTGCACCATTAGATTGGTATAGAGATTATTTAAAAGGAGGAAAGATGAAAAAGGCAATTGCTAGAGGAGTAAAAATAGGGTTTAAAGGCTAATGAATTATCAAAAGATTAGAGCAGCAGTAGAAAACCCAATGCTTACTGCTTTTGGAGCGTTATCACCAGCAGTGCCAGTATTTTTTGATAATATTACGGCTGCTCCAGCAGGCACTACAACAGAATATGTGCGAATAAATGTAACTTTCGGTGTAACAAATGAGCCGACTTTAGGTTCTAGCGTTGATAACGCACAAGGAGCAATAATTGTCAGAATTTTTACTGAAAAAGGGAAAGGACCAGCACGAAATCAAACCTTAGTTACAACTGCTGTAAATGTTTTAGAGACATTAAATGACACTGCTAAGACTAATTCAGGGGTGTTTTTTAAGGTTGGAATTATTGAAGGACCATCATTTTCAACAACAGAAACTCCACCAATGTTTATGAGTACGATAGATACTTCTTACGTTGCTACAGTTTTGAGCTAATCTATATGTAAATTTCAAGAACGCCTCATGGCTGCTACCTGTCTATCTGGCACATCAGGTGCTTTGTACTATAAACCCGCAGGAACAAAAGGTACTTTTACACCTAGCAAAGTTACCATTGGAACCGAAGTAATTGAAGTAGATCCTTTTTTAAATTTTAAGGTAGGTGATCCAGTTAAGTTTAGTGTTATCAATGCAGCTACAGGTGAAGCAGGAACAGGAACATTACCTGGTGGATTAAACAATAGCTCTACTTTTTTTATCAGTTCTTATGACGCAACTACAGGTGCATTAAAAGTTTCTGCTACAAATGGTGGTTCAGATTTAGACATTACCAGCACTGGTACTGCTGCTTCACCTAACGAGTTTCAGGTTGAATACGGTGCTTTTGAATCTGTCACTCAAGTAAGGGAGTGGACATTTGAGATTGAAAGGGCTGAGATTGATGTAACTACTATTGGTGGAACTCCAGGTCAAAACGTTCCATTTAGAGAATACATTGCAGGTTTTGGTGATGGCACTGGCTCTGCTACTGCTTATATGACCAATGAAGACACTGCAATGGTCAATAGAATGATTCAGGATGTATTTCAACGTCAGCAGGTAGGAGCTTCATTTAAGCTTTATATAGACCAAGTATTTTCTGGTGGAACGTTGAGCGATACACTAAGTCGTTCTATTGAATTTCCAGCAACGTTGACTTCTGCATCAATGAATGTAAATCCAGACGATGCACAAGCTGTGACTGTTAACTTCAGACCAGCAGGAGATGTTAACTTTGACTTTAACCAAACATAGATAGTAAATATTTATAGAGTGAGCTAGAATAATTAGGTATAAAATATTTTTATGGCAGCGTCACCTAAGAACATGCGATTAATTGATCGTCTTGTTAAAGCTACTGATTTAAGAAAAAAGAAAAAAACAGTTGTTTTATCTAATGGAGAAACTGTTGAAATATGGTTGTCACCATTAACAATGGCTGAAAGAGCACAGGCTACAAAGGAAAATAATAGTGATGATGCTAATGAATTTGCTCTTCGTTTATTAGTTAATAAAGCTTATGAAGATGGGGGGAATCAAAAATGTTTTCAATCAGGAGATATTGATATTTTAAAAAATGAGCTTAAAGATTCTGATTTACAGAAGTTAATGCTTCTTGTATTGCAAGATGATGAGGAGCCTCTCGACCCAAAAGACTAAGTGCAGAGCTACGAAAAGATAATTTCTTGATGCTTCAGTTTGGAGTTGCAAAGGAGTTAGGTAAAACTTTAGGTGAAGTGCGTCAAATGACGATGGAAGAAATATTGGGGTGGTCAGCTTATTTTCAAGTGTTGAATGAAGATCAGGAGAAAGAGATGCAAAAAGCTCGAAGACGTAGGTAATATGAAATGAGTTAGAAAAAAGGTCGTGGCATTACAGGAGAATGTATTAATAAAGCTGTTAAGTACAGGTGGTAAGAAAGTTTTAGGTGAGTTAAAGAATATAAGTAAAGAACTAACAGGTATTTTAAAAAAGCAAGAAGCAGTAAATAAAACAGCGTTAAAACTAAATAAGGTTAGAGCAGCAACTAGAGGTATAAAAGGATCAGGTTTAAATTTAAATACAAGCACACCACTTGAAGGATTAGATGCTAAACAAGTCGAACAAAAACTAAGTAAATTAAGTGGTACGACTAGAAGATATACAGTAGCTTTAAATAAAGCTAATAAAGAATTAAACGAATATGTTCGATCTTTAGCAACAAGTGATGGAGCACAAAATAAATTTACAGGTTCTAATAGAAAAGTAACAACACAAGTTTCTGCCTTACAAAATAGATTAAACAGTTTATCTCGTACTAATAAAGAATATACTTCTACTTTACAAGCAGTATTAAGAGGAGAACAAGCATTATTTAATCAACAAAATAAAAGAGCCGTTGATGAATTAGCACAGTTTCCAGAAGTTCGTTTAAAAAAAGATGGAACACCAGATCAAAGATTTACAAGAACAGGTGTTGAAGATTTAGTAGGAACAACAATTGAAGAGTTCAATAAAGGAGAAATTGCAAATTCAATTAATGGTTTAAATAATTATATTAATAGGTTAGAAGCTTTAAGAGCTAAAGTTGAACTTGGCAGTAAAAGTTTCAATGATCTTCAACAACAGATCGCATTAGTTAATCTTAAGTTAAAAGAAGCAGATCCATTATCTTTTTCTAGCAAAATAGATCCTAAACAAAAAGCATTTACATTAGGACCAGCCACAGACTTATCTGATAATGACAGTGTTTTTAGACAAAAATTAAATTTTGCAGAAAAACTTTCAAGAGTAGATGATAAACGATTACAACTTTTATCAAGAATTAATGATTCAAGTCTTGATGAAGTTAAAAAACAACAATTAAAAAATCAATTAGCACAGACAGATGTAAATCTTCAACAAAAAGAATTAGAACTTGCTAAAGCAAATAATAAAGAAGTAGATAAAGAATTAAGTTCTTTAAATAAAAAACAACAAAAACAACAATTTAGAGCAAATAGAGGCGATCGAATAAGACAAAGTGCATTAATTGGTGGTGGTTTTCCTTTGTTATTTGGGGGAGGCCCACTTCAATCTATTGCTGGTGCTTTAGGAGGCGGAATTGGTGAAGCTGTAAGCCCTAAAGGAGGCTTTGCTGGTTCGATTGCAGCTACAGCAGCCGTATCTCAAATATCACAAGCAGTTGCAGGGGTAGCAACTTTAGGCAAAGCTTTAAATTCTTTTACTGCTGATATTGGTCAACTAACTAAATCTTTAGGTTTAGCTGGAACGGCTCAAGGAAAAACAATTGAATTGATTGAGCAAGCAAGAGGTAAGCAAGCTGCATTAAATGAAGCAACAAAAATCTTAGCTTTCCAAGTTGGAGAAGAAGGAGTTGCAGCTTTACAAAAATTTGGACAACAAACTAATGAATTACAAAATGCTATAAGTCAAGCTTTTACAAGAATTGGTGCTGCTGTTGCAGACTTTATAAATAAAACAGGTATAGTTGAATTTTTAAAAAATCAGTTAAACAAAAGAAATACTAATAATGCAAGTATTGTTAATCAGTTTGGTACTGAAAGTCAACGAGCAGGAGCTTCAACTATTTTAGATGATCAAGCAGAATTAACAAAATTGTTAGATATTAATGCTTTAAAAAGAACTAGAGAACAAAAACGTGAAATAACAATATTAAAAGAAAGAATAAAATTAAAAAAAGAGGAATTTAATATTGATGAACTTGCCAAGACTCTTTCTCAACAACAATTGGAAAAAGAAGCAACAAATTTTGTAACTAGAGATCTAAAAGAACAAGCTGAATTAAATCAAAATATTTTAAAACACGGAAGAAAAAGAGCAGAAATAGAAGCAGAAATAAACAAAAGACTTCAGGAAGCTAAAAAACTTGCAGAAGATAAAGATAAATTTGATGAAGAAGCTGCAAGAAAAAGAATAACTAATGCTGTGAAATTTGAAGATAGTATTAGAAGACAAGTAGAACTTGCAGAACAATTAAGAGGTGTATTAGCAGAAGGAGTTGCAAGTGCTATTGAAGGATTAATTTCTGGAACGAAGTCATTATCTGACGTTTTAAGTTCGGTATTAAAACAATTTGGTGGAATTTTATTAAGAGCAGGAATTAATAATCAATTCCCTGGCCTTGTTAAAGGTTTTGGTTTAGCAAGTGCTCAAGGTAATTACATTTCAAATGGCATAAGACCTTTTGCTACAGGAGGAATGGCTACAAGACCTACTCTTGGACTTGTAGGAGAAGCTGGAGAGGATGAGTACATAATCCCTGCATCTAAGATGTCTACAGCAATGCAACGCTATTCAGCAGGAGTCAGAGGTCAATCTGTTATTCCTGGCACTGGTTCGTCACAATCTGGAGGTGGTGGAGGTGCTTCAACTACTGTTAATTACTCTGGCCCTATTTTGACTTTTAATAGTGAAGAGTTTGTACCTAAAGCTGCTGTTGGAGCGATAATTGCATCAGCAACTTCACAAGGAGCAGCAATGGGTGAAACTAGAACTATTAGAGCAATGCAAAACAGAAGATCTATTAGAACAAGAGTAGGTATCTAATGACTGTTATATCTTTAACTACTTTCATTGATATTTTCGATGGCAAAGCAAATCCACCTAGTATTCAACATTCGTTTCAGAATAGTGAACCTAGTGCTACAGGAATTACAACTAATTTAAATATTTTTGGTTCGAGAGAATATAAATTTTTATCGTTTATTTATCAAGGAGCAGAGTTAACAAGAACAGGAGATAACATAGAAGCTGCTTTAATTCTTGCTAATCAGGATGACAAAAGGAATGGAACGGCACAATTAGGTACTGATTATGTAGGTGGTGCAAATAAATTATCAATGAGTTTCGCTAGAGAAGCTATTGAAAAGAAATTTAGTATTCATGTTTATACATGCAAAATGAATGAAGACTTTACTTTTGATAAGGTTTTAACAACAGATTCATGGTTAGTTGCTTCGATGTCATACGATCCAGCAACAATTCAAGTATTGCTTTCTAGTGGTGTTGATTCAGTAGGAGGAAACATTGGTCGATATTTAACAACAGGAATGGTTGGACATTTACCTGTTACTGGACAAATCTTTAGTAGATGAAGCCTTATCAGTTATTAGGGTTGCCATATCGTTTAGGAGCAGAACCAGATAAACATAAAGCAGGTGATTGTTTAAGTATTACGAGAACGGTTATTAAAAGTTATGGTATTAATTTTCCTGATACTCAAAGAGATTGGTATCGAAGATTAAGGAAAAAAGATCAGGGAGTGTTTAAAGAGGAACTTAGTAAGTGGGGAACGTTAATAACAACCGCTAAGATCGGTGTTGTAGGTCTTTGTTCAGGCAAAGATAGCTACGCTTTAGCTGTTTATTGGAAGAACGGTTGGATTTCATTCGTAGACCAGGAGGTTCGCTGGAGCCAATTAGAAAGCTTGGCGGTAGAAAGGTTTTACTACCCTATGAAGCACAACTTTGTAACACATTAGGAATTAGCGAAAAGGAATATTTTCAATTTGTCGAATTAGCAGAAGTAGCTTGTCACGAAAGGAAAAAAGGTTATGAGCATATTCCAGATATAAATGCAGGTCCAGCAGTATTAGCTGCTTTACCAGCGTTTATGACAACGACTGCAATACCTGGAGTTACAGCTTTAACTTTAAGTGCAGCAGGACAAATTATTGTTGGTGTTGCTATTTCAGCAATTGGTTATCTTTTAACACCAAAGCCAAAAACACCTGAAGCTCCTCCAACTTTAACTTTAGGTGGTGTTCAAGGTAGAAGTAGATTTGCCCCTCAGTCTGAGTTTTCTTCAATACAAGAATTAGCTGTTCTTGGTACGTTTATACCGTTGGTATATTCAAGGAAAGCAGTAAGAGTAAATGGTCAATTGTTATGGTCACATTTAAAAACAACAGGAACAGGACAAATTCTTTCTGTTATCGCGTTATTTAGTAATGGAGAATTAGGACAAAAGCCTGACTTTGAATCATTTGCTATTGGCACAAATTTTTTAACAGATTTTTCAAAAAGAAAGTTAGCTTTATATTTTTCAAACGGAGCTTCAGTTTTTAACAGATTAGCTGCATCTGATAAATATTCAGAAACACTTGCACCTGATGGTCATAATTTAAATAATAGAGGAATTAATGAATTTGACTCTAGTGATCCATTTAAAGTAAGAGAAATCATAGGTACAAACACAGAAGACTTTACAGAAAGTTTTGAATTTAATGAAGATTTTTCTTCTGCAATTACACAGGTAAATAAAAGTTCATTTGGTGTGTTTGAACCTATGCCTAACGCAATGGGGTATAGAGTTCCTTGGGAAGTAATTATGTTTCCTAAAGGAATAAAAAGCGATGTAAAGCAAGATAATTTTGTTAAAAATATAAAAGTTTTACATAAGTATCCAAGACTGTGTGGAATTGTTGGAACATCTACTCAATTAAGTAAATCGGTTTCAGTTGGTGATGTTATTACTTACACAATTACAGGTGGGTTAAGAGAAGCTGCTTTTGAAGCTGAAGGTACTGGTCCTGATGATGGAAAGCCAGCTAATAAATTTAGTCCTTGGGGTTCTAAAGATGCTAAAGCTGTTGTTAACACAACAAGAGAAAATGTAGATGATTTATTACAAGTAGGAGAACAATATTTAGTTGGAAGTGCTTTAGCAACTTGCACTTCAGTAGAAGACGGTAGGATTTGGAGACCAGAAGAAGGTTTTAGTAAAGATTACAAACTTACTATTGATCAAGCTGGATTTATTGATCAGTTTACAGAAGCCGATATTAAAAATTTAGCTCATCATCCTTTTGAAACAATGACAATTCAAAAGGTAAGTATAGGAACAATATCAAACATCAGATCAAGTAATGTAACAGAAATAGGAATTAAAAGTAAGGTGTTTAGAAGAATAAATGGTTTTCCAAATGTAAATGCAATGGTTTCGAGAGATGAACAGGTTAGATATGAACAAAGAGGAGGAGGAATTGGCTTAGGTTCAATGACAAAATTTGTAGACAGATTAAGTTTTTTTAGGTTAGAAGGAAAACCTCAAACTCAAAATAATTATGAAGATTTAATTGGAGAAGTTTTATGTATTAGAGGTACTTCTCCAGTAGAACTTTATAATACTTTTCAAGTTAATACAGGAGGAATTTTATATGATTTTAGATTTGTACCTTTAAATGGAAATTTCGTTTTAAGAAACTTTAATTCAGCATTGCAAGTTAGTCATAATGGTCAAATGCAAATGAAAGAAAATGCAGGAAGAAAAGTATTTTTCAATGC